GGCATGGCCGAAGTGTGGATGCCTTGGTGGCGGATGAAGAACTTCCTTGCCAAGGCGTACAACATCATCCCGCAGGGTGAGGAGAAGCTCGACGTGGACAGCGCCATCGAAAGGATCCTCAATCCGTGAAGGCGAAGTACGCAAGCAAGGAGCCGTGCTGGCTCTGCGGCCTTCCATGGGCCCCAGGAGCGCCTATCAGCAAGTGGCTGGGTGATTGGGTGCACGAGCCCTGCAAGGCCGCGAGAGCGGCCTCTGTGGCCTCTGAAGGGGTACGTACGGAGCTGCCCGACGCTCGGGGCTGGTCCGACATGGAAGGAACCATCCATACCGCGACCAAGCCGGGCCGGTACGGACACAAACTGTGGACCAAGGTGACATGAACCAGCAGGTAGACGTAGCCAAGATGATCATGTCGCTCACCGACCAGGAGGTAGACATCCTCCTCGAAGATCTGCTCGTCGACGTTGTGAGGCAGCTCACATCCGAGAGGTGGTTTAAGCCGGGCAACTTCGGGGTACTAACTACATATAGCTACTAAGAAGTTCAGGACGCCCCAAGGCGGCCTACAACCTGTACAGGAGAAAGGAGAGGTCTAGGTTCCCCCTGAAGGGGAACCTCACGACAGCTTGGAGGCTGTGTATACTGCCTTTAAGCTACTAACAGCTACTTAGTAGCCCCCTCAGGGGCTACTTAAGCTACTGACAGTAGCTGTCAACTACTTAGGCCGCCATGGGGCGTCCTGAAGGAGCAACATGAGTCGACGAGGATCGCTACTCCGAGCCCCTTCGGGGGGCTCGGTCAGCTACGAAGAGTGGCGAGACGAAGCTTCTTGCAAGGGACTGGATACCGATCTCTTCGAGATCGACGAAGGGACTCAGCGGGGGAAGAGTGAGGACAAGGGGCGGCAGGGACTCATAGCCCAGGGGCTACAGATCTGCTCCAGGTGTCCTGTACGGAAGCCCTGTGGGGCTTCCGCTAGCGGGATGGACAAGTACTGGACAACCCGTGGAGGACAGCCCCCTGAGGGGCTGTTCCCAGACTCCAAGAGGCCAGCCCCTGGCAACGTGACCACAGTTGCAGGCAGGGGATCGGGCAGCCATAAACCCAAGGAACGCTGCAAGAGGGATCACGACGACTGGTACTACGACAACGTCGGCTTTCGTCGCTGTGCTACATGTCGCAGAGAGAACACCAAGTCTGGCAACGAGAAGAGGAAGGCTCGCAGGGCCAGGGAACTGGCAGGCTGAGGGGACTCCCCTTGGGGTCGTCCCCGGGGAGGCTTGGTCTTTGCTTGTCCGTCACTTCCCCCGCTAGATCTTTCAAGGCTGCGCAGGTTCACGGTGTTGAGCCCATGGCTCATGTTGTGAGATTGCGCAGGTGGTAGACTGTGTGGTATGACGATCCCGCATCTGAGCTACTCACAGTACAATTCGTACACCAAGTGTCCTCGCAGCTGGTACCTCAACAAGCTGCGGCAAGGCGAGGAGATCCAGTCCTGGTACATTCCGATAGGCAAGGCAGTTCATGCCATGATCGAGGACATCCTTCACCCCTCAGGCCCCCCAGGGGCCATGAACGCGGAAGACTACTTCTACCCCCTCATCACCCAGCAGATGGAGATCGAACCCGATCTCACCAAGTGGCTGGCAGGTGGACCGGAGTTCGCTCTCATCACCCACGAGAGGGCCCTTCAGAGGGTGCGTGAGTGCTTCTCTAAGGCGATGGAGGAGCTGGAGGACATCAAGGTATGGGAGGTGGAGTACGACGCCTCAGGCAGGCTTCCAGGGCTTTCTGTGCCACTGAAGGCGTACGTTGACATCATCGGTGAGCACAAGACCAAGGGTCCCGTCATCTGGGACTGGAAGACGGGATCAACCAAGCCCGACAACTTCCAGCTTGAGACGTACGCTGCGCTACTGATCCAGCAGGGTTGGGTGAAGGTCCACGAGTGGAAGTCCAGCAGTCTTCACGGCAGGTACATGATGATCTCGCCTACCTACACCAGCCAACCTCGGTACGTCGACCTCTCGAAGGTCGACCCCCGGGAGGTTGGCAAGAAGTACCAAGCTGTGTACGATCGGATGCAAGCACTGCACTACGAGACGAAGGCCGGGTTCAACTGCAAGTTTTGCTTTATGCAAGACAACTGCCTGGTCAACGCGGGTGTCACGCCGCGTAGCACGTACTACGACAAGTCGACAGAACAGGGATACCCGTACTGATGCACATCGAGGGTGCGACGCTCGAAAGCTTGGTGACAGGCATCCGCCTGGCCATTCGGCAAGAGGTCCAAGACGGAGCGAAGGTCCAGATGTACGAGTCGGCCAGCCGTACGATCTTCACGCTGGAAGCTGACGGAGAGATCCACATTCTCGGAGAGGTGAAGCACTGATGAACCTGCAAGAGCACGCCGACAAGATCAAGGCGGCCTTCGAGGCCGCCGAAGAGGACGGCTTCGTCATCGGCTTCGAGTGGGAGTACGACGACCACGAGCCGGGTGAACTGGACAGCCTGAGTCTGGACATCAACGAGTATGCCTGGGTCGAGGTCAACGGCAAACGCATGCGCAAGGTCAGCAACTGGGTAGTCCTTCGAGAGGAGTCGTTCTGATGGAAAAGCTGAGTCCGGAAGAGTTCTTCGAGCGAGCCCGTAAGGGTGAGTTCATGGGAGCGCAGGTGACGATCGTCCCGAAGCCGATCGTGTTCATCGTCAAGGAGTCGGAGTTGGAGGATGCCGTCTGGGGAGATGATGCCCGCTGGTTCGTCGGTGACGACAACTTCGGCATGTGGGAAGACTGTTGCGACACCTTCGACCACCTGATCGTGAAGGAGAAGTCGAATGGCTGAGATCACGTACCGCATTCCGAGCAGGACCGTTCAGTACGGTTTCGTGGAGGTGAAGCGGAGTTGGAGTGACGACGAGCCGACAGACCCCGCGCTGCTCGCCGCCGCTTACGTCAGCTACGTCCACGCCTTCCAGAGGGAGGAAGAGGCGACCATCCAGCGCTTGAAGGATGCCCCTTCAGGGGCCGTAAAGGCCCCTGTCGCAGCCTCGCGGCCCGAGGTGGACCATCCGGTAGACCTGGTGGACAAGGCCGCTCAGATGGTCGCTGAGGGCCTTGGTGGGGCAACCGAGATTCCTGAGTACGAGGTGGGTGATACCGTGACAGTCGGCGGCGTCGAGTTCACCAAGCACTCGGAAGCCCCCTGGGAAGCCAAGGCAACCTCGGTTGCGCCCAAGCTCAAGCCGTGGGAAGCCGACTGGTAAGATGGCCTTCAAGAGGCTGACTCCATGCACCTGTGACGGCTACCCTCATGCGGTAGACTGTCAGCGCAGAAAACAACAAGAAGAATCAGACAAGCGAGCCAAGGAGATACTCGACAACATGGCAACTCTCGATGACCTGTTCGGCAAGAAGACCGGCAGCCAGCGTTGGATGAAGTTCAACGAAGAGGGCGAGGCGTTCCTTCTGGTTCAGACGGACGAGCCGAAGCGAGTCCCTCAGCGGGGTCCGAACGGCGGCATCACCTGGTTGGTTCAGAGGGCCGAGGGTGACAAGTACAAGCCCGTCGAGGCCGATGCCAGTTTCGATGAGTCGGACTACAACAACGCGTTCAAGCCTGACGGGAACATCGTCATCCCGGCTCGGGTCCTCGCCAAGAAGCTGAAGGACGGGTCTCCCGACCCGGCCCACGAGGAGTTCGACACCGACTGGGAGCTGACCAAGGATCAGGCAGAGAAGTTCCGGGACGCCATGCTCGACTCTGGCGTTCCGGCTGAGGCCGGTACTCGGTACGCGGTGAAGCTTCTGTCTCGGGCGAAGAAGCCGTACACGTACAGCGTGAAGATCGTGCAGGCCTGATGATCCAGGGCGAATGGCATACGCCGGGGTTCGAGTCCCCGGCGCCCACGTGACACTCACAGAAGAGCAGAAGAAAGAGCTTGACGAGATGGCCAAGCGGTTTGAGCAGACGAAGGGCGGTAAGTGATGGACGTACGTGTTGACGGCGGCGAAGTTCAGATCATGATGGACTTGCGAGATCTGGAAGACGTGATGGAAGATCTCAAGTACGTTGCTGAGCAGGAGGGCCTTGAGCCTCGAACCGAGGATCTGGTGAACGCTCTGGCTGCGGCGGGGGTGAAGTGGTGATGGACGTGATGTTCACGACGCACCCGAAGGACGGACCGGGCAAGTTCTACATGGCGGTAGCCGAGAGGGCCGAATGGGAAGAGATGCTGGGCGACCTGGATGAGATGTCCGCTTCGCCTGCAACCTTGAGGTTGATCGAGGGACTCAAGGGCTGGGGGATCTGATGGAAGCGAAGCTCATTCGCTACGAGGCGGAAGCCATCTCGAACGCGGTTGGTCAGATCGCGATCATCGCCACGAAGGAAGAGTGGATCAACATTCTCATGGACCTGCGCCACGGCCGGGACTGGTACGAGCTGGAACCGGAGAGCGAGGAGCTGATCGAGAAGCTGAATGGGTGGAACCTCTAATGCCGTTCAATCCGAACAGGGAGCCGCCCGAAGGCGGCGTGAAGTTCCAGATCGCTGGTGGGTACATCATCGCGGGGATGAACGAAGACATGTGTGTCGTAATCCACGAGTTGTACGTCGATCCCGACGACCGCCGCAAGAGCGTGGGCAGCGCACTCGTTCAGCTCGTTCGATCGTGGGCCAAGAAGGAGGGGCTCTGGCCTATGATCGTGGAGTGCTCGCCGAAGAACGAGGAAGGCAAGGCGTTCTACGAGGCTCTCGGCATGCGGCAGGTGTCGATCGTCTACCAGGAGGACTGATTGCGCACGCTAGCCCGGCAGGTTCGGCGCGGAGTCAGCGCAGGTGAGCCGCTGCCAACACCGTGGCCTGTCTTCGAAGAGAAGAAGATGACCTTTCGGCGGGGAGGAATCAGCATGATCGCTGGCCCTCCTGGCTCCATGAAAACCGTCCTCGCACTGAACGTGGTAAGGCAGATGGGCACTTCGGTTCCCACGCTGTACCACTCATCGGACAGTGACGACTTCACCATGGCATCGCGAACCCTCTCGATGCTCACAGGAACTGAGACTTCAGAAACTGAGCTGTGGGTCATGGCCCAGAAGCAACTGGCGTACGACACACTCAAGGATATGGACCACATCCGCTGGTCGTTCCGCTCCAGCCCTACGCTGGAGCACATGTGGCGGGAGGCGGAGGCCTTCCGGGAACTGAACGGTGAGTACCCGCACCACACGGTGATCGACATCATGATGGACATCGACTATGAGGGGGCAGCAGAACAGAACTACTGGTCTCTCATGGCGGAGCTGAAGGATCTGGCACGTGAACAAGAGACTGCTGTCACCGTGGTTCACCATACAAGTGAATCGGCCAAGGGTGGATCGCCGCCCCCCAGGTCAGCGATCATGGGTAAGGCGAATCAGCTACCAACGCTCATTCTCACTCTGTGGGGTGACGCTCACGCTGGTACGCTGGACGTCGCCACAGTGAAGAACCGGTTCGGGCCTCAGGATCCGATGGGCCAGAAGTACTTCACGATGAGCGCACAGCCAGGTATCTGCCTGATCGAGGAGCGGGAGCCGTCTCTTCCCCCGCTATTCAGGGACGGACCCGCCC